CAACAAAAAAACAAACCCCCCCGTGGGGGGGTGTTTTTTTTTTTGCTGTTATCTTATCATGGCACAAATAGATTCGAACACGTCCCCATACCGCAAGGGAGGCGCTGCGTGCAGGGCGGCCTATTAAGGGAGCAGCTTCAGATCAGCGAGGGTGCATTGCTTTCAATGGCAGGTATCTGCATAAGTGGTACCTCCCGGCAAAGCCCTTGTGTATTTGCGGATCATCGAAGCGGCGTAAAGCATGACCAGCAGCTCCGTGACTGGCATCGCAAACCAGATCGCATCGGCGTTGACCAGCGCAGGAAGAACCATGATCAAAATGCCGCTGATGACAAGTCCCCGTGCCACAGAAACAACGAACGCTGCCTTCGGCTTCATGATCGCCTGGAAATAATAGGTCGAGAAGATGTTGAACGGCAGCAGCAGGAAGGATAACGCATAGGTGCGGACAATGGTAGGAGCCATCCGCTCCGAAGAAGGTCAGGATGGGGCGCTCGAAGCATATGGTCCCGATCCATGCCAGAATGGATAAGATCACTGCGCCGATCACGGCCGATGTGAAATACTGGTTCTCACTCCCGTCGCATTTCTCGCTGCCGCGCTTTGTACTGAAAATCACGCTGCCGCCGATGCCCATCAAAAGGCCAAGACTGTAGATGATGTTCCAGACCGGAGCGATGACCGCCAATGCCGCCGTTCCCTGCGGCCCGTGGTACTGGCCGAATAGACCGATGTGATTATGGCGCTGCCAAACGCAGCCGACAGGTATTTAAAGTACATTGCATCACCTCCAATAATCTATTGTAAAAAACGTCGAAATGTGTTAGAACAAAATGGAAATATATTTGAAGGAGTGGTTTTATGCTAAATTATACTTTAGGAACGATAGAAGCTTCTGAAGCCTTGATCAAAGATTTATATATTGATTTAAGAGCAAAAGTTAATGCATGGTCAAAAATAACTCAACAAACGCCTCAGGCACGTATGGGATATGTTGGTCAGCATTTGGTGAGTGTCGTAACAGGATATCCTGGCGGAAAATCCGGTGCTCGTGGTTATGATTTAGTTATAGATGATGAAAGACATGGTGAAATTAAAACTTGTTATAGAGTCGATCAATTAGGGTCTTGTAATGCTTGTGGTGCAGTTGTTTCAAGTTTAGAAACGGAATGTGCTGTATGCGGCTCTACAAGCATTAATAGGAAAGATGATTCGAAGTGGTTAATAGCAATCCGAAACAATGACGAGTTTGCAAAGTTATTGGATCCTTACAGATATTACTTTGTTCTTTTTGAATTCGAATCCATATATGATAGCAACAACAACGACATTATTGCATCAATATGGGAAGTTGACCCAAAGAGTAAAGGGTTTGCGTACTGTATGATTGACTATTATCTCAATATTCGTTCACAGTCAACATCTAAAGCACCGTTTAACATGTGGCCTCATATGCTAAAATTCGCATTAACAGAACCAACTTTGATTTACAGATCAAAAATCACAAATGATGGCAATATAATCACCGATGTATTCCCATCCAAAAACAATACTTATTCAGATGTACTACTTCCTTTAAGTTCATATTCTGGATCAACTACCATAAGTGTAGCTAACATTAAAAATGTTATTAAAAAATACAGCCCATCTGCTCGTGTTAATGGATTAAATAAAGAAAAGCTATTGCAATTATTAGAAGACATAAGGAAAAAATAATAATATAACCAATGCCGATCTATGCAACAAATTCGCGGATGAAATATATTTGCCTAAAATCGTTTTGAAAAAAGCAGATATACCACTATCGTTACGCTCACAGTTTATCGATTTAAGATAATTATAATAGCGTCATCTATCTACATGCTAATCGTTCTAACGACTTTTCGTAATACTCTTGTTCTATTTCAAATCCAATATAATTACGCTTGTTATTAATACAAGCCAAGGCTGTTGAACCTCCACCCATAAATGGATCTAAAACAATATCGTCCTCATCACTGCTTGCAAGAATTAGTCTTGCAAGCAGTTTTTGTGGTTTTTGGGTAGGATGGATGCGGTCTTTTTCTTCATAAAAATTCACATCATCCCATACATCTGTTAACCCCATTTGTGCATGATATGTTTGACTAATCTTATCGTATGGAATGTTAAATTCAAGAATTGTTTGCAATTTGTCCCACAATTCTTCAGTGGGTAATTGCTCGCAAACATTTTTGCCTGTATAAATACTCCACATACCGCCACCGTTTGATTTGACACCCAACATCTCATTGATTTGTTTTGCGGAATAACCTAATTCTTTTTGCCTTTGCTTTAAAAAGGATTTTGCAAAAGGTTTGGGATCTTTACATAAAAATAAAATACTTTCGGTCACATTAGGGAACATTCGATAATTTTTAGTTGCTCGCCCAGATACAGCTTGCATGCCTTTATTTAATACTATTTGTTGTCTAAGTTCAAAACCATACTTTTCTAAAATAGGCAACAATCTACTTAACATTCTAAAATAACCAAACAAATAGAAACTACCGCCCATTCTTAAAACACGGGCAGCTTCTGCAATCCATTTTTCTGACCATTCAAGATAGTCTTCTTCTGTTCTCCAAAGATAATCCCATTTTTCGCCGATAACCTTAAAATATGGTGGATCCGCGATGATAAGGTCTATAGACTCCTCATCTATCATTTGATTCATTCCGGCGACGCAATCTATATTATAAATAATGTTTGTATCCATTTTTTACCTTCTCTTTATTTATCGAACCTGATCTCCATTAGCTAAAACAAAATACTGTTCATATTTCACATTGAGCACATTAGCAATTTGATTTAGCTCATCTTGTGTAACCGTATTTCTCTTAAGTTTAACACTGAAATTTTGTGGTGTTTGATTTATTCTTCTTGCCAATTCTGACAAACTTACGCCAGAACGCACACAAAGAACTCGTATCTGTTCAGAAGTAGTCATAATAAGCCTCCATACAACTATTATCACAGTTGACATTATAAATCGTTTGATTGATAATATCAACTGTTTCTTTGAGAAACGAGGGTGGCAAACTCCTTAAGTTAAGTTGATATGCAAAAACGAGGGAGACCTGAACTCAAGTCTGACAATGAAACAAAAAGAAACCTTTGAAAAATTCAAGGACTGCACAAGTGAACTGTCCTGCATCACTGAGTGTGAAGCGTTCAGTTCAGGATTTATCTTGGCCACTCGCATCATGGCGGAAGTGATGCAAGGCTTGGAGGAGGCCGAGAATATGCTACAAACCACAGTAATTTCTAAATTATAAAACAACTCATAAAAATCAAAAATCCGAACGTATCACCATTGATGATAATGTTCGGATTTTTTGACTTGTGCAAAGGACGGTTAAAATCGATATTTTTGTTTTTGGTGCAGAAGGCACCGCAGCTTATAAAACAGGGCCGGTCTGCTCAATGCCAGCTTCCTGTGCTGGGGCAATATTCAACTCAGGCAGATCGTTCAGATAGCGTTCCACATTCCGGTAATGCACTCCATTTTCCAATGTGACATCCTCTCCGCGGTACAGGACATATCGCCCCCGGATCGGGCCAAACCGCTGTTCGGTCTTATCGCATTTTTCCTGATCGAGCAGATGCCGGTATTGTGCTGGGACCTGTTTGCCACTGTGCTTGATCTCGAAAATCTCGCAGCAGTTTTCCTTCTCATTATAAATCACCATGTCAAACTCGCCGACCGCAAACTGCAGCTTGAACACCCGGTGTTCTCTGTCAGCCGACTTCATGGTTTCCAGCAGGACGATATCCTCGAGCATCCGGCCCCGTACTTCTTCGAGGATCCTGCCCGCAGTCTGGGTCTTCTCCAATTCGCTGAGAGCTGAAAAGGTCTCGTCCTTCATCAGCGAGTGGACAAGGGCCTGTGCCTGGCAGTATCGCATCCCCGGCTGGGTAAATAGGATGTGTTCCACAGATTTTGCTCCTGGGTCAGCGGTTTCAATGGGACAGTTTACGATCAGTTCCAATGCGGAGAGATACTCTTTGATCTCCCGGATATGGGTATCTGTGATACCGATGGACTGTTCCTCTTTGTTGCGGATATCCAGCAGCTCCATCAGGCGCTGGGTGACCGCTTCTGTGTCAATGTTGTCCAGTATCTCGGTACGCTTTTCGGGGTCACGCTCTTTCCGAAGATTCGAGGCGGTCAGCCGTAGATCGTGAGATTGGAAATCATCAGTCAGAACTGAGATCAGGAACCGGTGGTTCATGTCCTCGATGATCCGGTTGATGGCGCTGGTCAGCTCACCGGCCTCATACAGAGAGTACAGGTGGCGGAAATGCCCGCCTGCCTCATAGCAGGCCAAGGAATGCTGAATGTTTTTGCAGATCGCTGTATCGATGTATCGCCGTGTGGACTCATCATCCCGGAAGGAGGCGTCCTGGGCGTTGACATCTTCATCGTCAAAGGCAAGCTCACCGGCCCGCAGCGTCCCGCCATAGCGGATATATTCATCAATGCTGTCGATCCCCAGCAGGCGGCTGTATTCCCGATATGGGATGAAGGTGGTGTGGATGGGCTTTGCCCGGTCATAGAGTTCCTGATCCATCGCCAGCCAAAAACCGAGGGAGTCCGTACCGGAGAGGATGATCTTCATTCCCATCGCTGCAAACACATCGGAGAAGAGAGCCGCAGAATCGATGAAATCCCGCATCAGGGTGACCTCATCAATGAATACGTAGCGGAAGCCCGCATCGAACAGTTTTTTCAGATCCCGGTTCATCATGGCCATGGTATCGCTTCTGCGGGCTTTGATATAGACCGTGCGGCTGAGATCCTCTCTGCTCATTCGGGCGATGGCCTGCCGGAGCATGGTAGTCTTTCCGGTCCTGCGCAGGCCAAAAACCAGGCAGACCCTGTCGCTTTCATTGCTGTAGAGATAATCCTCCAATTGCCAGAAGCAGTCACGGAGGCCCCAGCCCTTTACGCCCTGCGACATGGCGTCCAATCCTTTACCAACAATTACACTGGTTTCAAAGTCCAGCTTTGGCTGGCGCACTTTTGGCATCTTGGCTTGCAGTTCTTTCAGTTGTGCCTGCAATACTTTGCGCTGCTCTATTTGCTCCTGCAGCGGCTCCAGTTCGCCATCCCGCAGATATTGGCTGTGCTTCTTCCCATTTTCTGTCCACTGATGATAGTAGCGTGTCTTTCCGTTGATCGTCTTCTTGGAAATATAGCCGATGGGAAGGGCGGCGATCTGCCGCTCCAGTTCCTGAATCTTTTCTTTCATACCGCACCTCCATTCTGTTAAATCTATTATACCCCATTTCCCTTATGCATTCAAGGGGTTATAAGGGGTTATATTGTTGTGAGCAGTGCCGCACAGAGCAATTTCTGTGCGGCACTGTTATGATTTTCTCGTTTACTCAAATTTCTAATCCGGAAATCTGCTCCCACTGGAGGATATATCTGTCATCGATGATCCGGTTGTCGTGGTAATGCCCGAAGAACCAGTATGTAAACTGGCACCGCTGATTGACCGTTTCCAGAAAATCGGTGAGCTGGTCACTTCCATAGGAGGGGTCGATTTTCCGCACGGCACTGCTGGGACCGCAGTGGGACAGGATGCAGTCTACCTTCCAGTTTACCTGCTCCAGATTTCTCAGTGCCTCTGCATATTCACGGGCATTTGGCATTTCTTCCGCCCACCAGGAGCGTCCTTTGACCCGGAACATTCCCCGCATTCGGCGCAGCAGCCAATACTTTTGTTCGAAGTCGGGGTCCTCCGGATCAAGGACGCCATCCTGAATGTCGTGGGAGGAGGCTCCTCCCATCGTGAACCATGTGAGACCGCTGAAGGTGAATATCTGGCCCCTCATCAGGTGGAGGATATTTTCCCTCACCTCATGTACTCTGCCGCCGTGCCATTCTTTTTCCGGCAGGGCGTTCAGCAGATCAAAGTTTTCATGGTTTCCATCCACAAACAAGGTGGTGAAGGATTTCTCATCCAGCCAGTCCAGCCAATGCTGGTCTTTCTGGCCGCCGTCCCACAGCCCTCCGAAATCGCCACAGATGATCATGTAGTCATTTCGGCCCATCTGCGTTTGCTGGGGGAAGTATTTGCTTCCGAACCGCTGGAAGCCGCCGTGGGTGTCACCGGTGATATAGATCATGCGGTCTGCCTCCTTTGCATGGCCTGAGTAATTTCTGTGCCGTCCTTGAAGCAGATGAGCAGGCTATCCTTGTCCAACATCTTGATGTTGCTGACCAGCTGACGGACAGTGAGTTCATCAAAATCCGTAAGGGTACCGCTGGCCTGCTCCAATGCCATGTCAAGTTCTGCCAGCCTGCTCTCGAAGGCCGCCGCGCCTCGCTGTTCCTTTTCCAGCTCCGCTTTTTGGGCCATGAGCCTTGTCTTGGCCATGTTGACCTGTTGAAGCTCCTCATCATAGTCGGTACAGTCAGCGCCGGCACTGACGATCAGCTGGAACAGCTCCAGCTGGCGTTCCTGCAGGTTCCGGATCTGAAACTCCACGGCAGGCAGGCTCATCGTCTGTTCTTCTCCGGCAAGGACTGCCGCAATACCGGCTTTCACCGCGTCCTTGGCTGCCTGCATCCGGAACAGTTCATTCATGGCGGAGATGACGGCGTCGTGGATGTTGCCCTCATCCAGAGTGGGAGACTGCTTACAGATCTTCCTGCCATGCTCCAGCCGGTTCTGGCACCGCCAGACGACCCGTTTGACCCCTTTCTGCGTCCAGATCACCCGGCGATAAGGGCTGCCGCATTCTCCGCAGACCAGCAACTCGCTGAGCACATACTTTCCGCAGTATTTCCCAAGCTGCGTCTTCGCCTTGGAGGATGTTTTCTTGAGACTGGACCGACGGGCAATCTCCTCCTGTACCTTTTGGAAGGTTTCCCGATCAATGATGGCCGGGTGGCAGTCATGGACATAGTATTTGGGCAGTTCGCCGTTATTCACCCGCTTTTCTCTGGTGAACAGGTCCGCGATGTAGGTTTTTTGTAGGAGAGCGTCACCGATGTATTTTTCATTGCACAGCATTTTTTGAACCACGCTGTCATGCCATACTGTTTTCCCTGTGGCTGTTTTGATTCCATCCGCCATCAGGTCGGTGGTGATCTGCCGGACGCTGTGTCCCAGCAGAAACCGGGAGAAGATGCGCCGGACAATGGCAGCCTGCTCCGGGTCGATCTCCGGCTGGCCATCCGCACCCCAGCGGTAGCCGAGGAAGGTCTTGCAGTGGTAATAGACTTTTCCATCCTTGAAGTTCTTCCGGTGGCCCCACCTCACATTGCCGCTGAGGGATTCGCTTTCTGCCTGGGCCTGGCTCATCATAAAGGTGAGGATCATCTCGTTGTCCATGAAGAGGGTGTTCACATTCTCTTTCTCAAAGTAGACTCCCACGCCGTGCCGTTTCAGGCGGCGGACATAGTTCAGGCCATCCAGTGTGTTTCGGCAGAACCGGGACACCGATTTGGTGATGACCAGGTCGATTTTTCCACGCTCACAGTCCCGGATCATTTGGAGGAAATCTTTGCGCTTTTTGGCCGAGGTGCCGGTGATGCCCTCATCCGCATAGAGGCGGACCATTGTCCAATCCGGATTGGCGTCGATTTTTTCCGTGTAGTATTCGATCTGGGCCTCATAGCTGGAGAGCTGCTCCTCCTTGTCAGTGGATACCCGGCAGTAAGGCGCAACTCGCAGGTGCTTTTTTCGAAGATCCCGTTCTGTCATCTGAGGGTCAGCCGGAATCATAGTGACCAGTTTGGGGGTGGGGGCGGTTTTCTGTATGTTCATGAGGCACACTCCTTTTGATCTTTTTGGGATAGGCTGATCTCTCCGCCTTTGCCGATGCACACATGGGTTACTGCCGACTCAAAAAGTTCCCACAGGGTTTCTTCGTTCTCCGGTTCCAGCTCCAGCTTCTGCCGCAGCAGTGCCAGCCTGTGGGCCGGCGTTGGATCGTTCAGGCCGGCATACCGCTCGGCAGCGGCGGCCATGATCAGTGTTTTCATATATTCCGGGTTGATATCGGCCCGGTTAAAGCAGAGGGCCAGTTCATTTTCGATGCGAAGGGCATCTGTTGAGGCAGGGGCGGCTTTAGGAAGCTGGATACACGCAGGAGAATGAGCCAGCACTTTGAGCTTCTGCACCACTCGTTCCAAAATGATGCTGTCATCAAGATATACACTGCCGCCGCACTCTGGATTTTTACACCGCCAGCGTGGGCGGCCATGGGATTTGGTATCCCGTGCCATCTTTTCTCCACAGAGGGCGCAGACCGCCTTGTCCCGTATAGGGATGATCTCGCTTGGGCATGGAGCGTAGGTGTTCTGTTCTCCCCGCCGTAGGCGGACAGCGAGAAATTCCTCATCTGTCACCAGCTGGGGATAGCCATCCATCCCGAGATACCGTTCATTCTCCAAAATCCGCTTGACCATGTGTTTGTTCCACTGGGCATTATGTTGATGATAGCGCACACCTTGCTGGGTCATCTCGTCAGCGATCTGACTGTAGGAGCCGCCCAGCAGATAGCGGGAGAAGATAGCCCTTACAAGCTCTGCTTCCTCCGGATGGCAGTTGATCCTGCCGTTCCGGACCTGATAGCCGAAAGGAATTTTTCTTTGCCACGCCATTTATCGCACCGTCCTCTCTATGTTTTCTGCCAGTTCCATCCCATTCAGCAGGCGGAACTTCAGCCGTTCCGGGCTGATAATGATGATCCGCTCAATCAGTTCCCCAAACAGTTCCGCGGGAACCTCATCCAGCCATTCCGGACCATCCTCCAGATACTCCATCATTCGCTCTGTGTCATGGATCTGCCGGTCTTCACCGGCTGCCTCCAGAAGACGGCGTCGCAGCTTCCTGAGCTCCCGCAGCTTACGGTCGATCTCATCCATCTGGGATAAATAAAGAGCAGAATCCACATACCCTTTCGACTTCAGCCGAACAAGGACGAGATTCTGCTCTGAGATACGGGCTATTTCATTGTCAATATCACTGATCTTGCGATTGGAGCGGAGTTCCCGTTCCCTAAGCTCCTGCAGTTGGCTGAGGACAGGCCGCAGGACGGTTTCCTGACCAAGTTTCAGCTTGTGGTAGAGCCGCAGGACAGCCGCCGTAATTTCTGGTTCTGGAATCTGCGGGGTAGGGCAGTCTGCTTTGTTTCCATCGTGGCGGCGGCAGACCCAGTAAGTCTTTCCCACTGTGATTTTTTTGCGGCAGAGAGAGCCGCATCCCCCGCAGTAGATGTGTTTATCATAGAGGCTGCCCTTACTTATACGGTGCGTCCCATGGAACTGCCCCTTGCGGGAGGACATCAGTTCCTGTACCCTCTGAAAATCCGCACAGCTTACGATGGCCGGGTGGCTGTGCTCCACAAAGTAGCGGGGCTTCTGGCCAAGGTTTCGAACCTGCCGGAATGGAATCGTATCTGTGGCGCAGCTTTTTTGCCAGATCATATCTCCGGTGTAGGAGATATTGGTCAGGATGTAGGCCACCGTACTGGGATGCCACTTCTCACGGTTTCGGCCTCGATCTACCCCGAGCTGGTTCAGCTCCCTGGCGATATCATCCTTTCCCTGGCCGCTCAGATAAGCGGAGAAGATGCGGCGGACCACCTCGGCCTCCTCCGGTATGATCTCCAGATCCCTCCCTGCCAGCCGGTAGCCATAGGGGACAGAGGATGGGACAAACAATCCCTTTTCCATCCGCATACGAACGCTGAAGCGCATATTACTGGAATGGTTGGTGGATTCCATCTGGGCGAAAGCCCCATAGATTTGGGCAACCTGCTCCGAGGTCATCTTCCCGGTATCGATGTTCTCCTTTTCAAAGTGGATCGAAATACCCAGCCGGAGCAGTTCCCGCACGAACTGGATGTACTCCTGTGTGTTGCGTGCAAAGCGCGAGATAGATTTGCAGAGGACCCGGTCGATCTTTCCCTCCCGGCAGTCTGTCATCATCCGGTTGAAATCATCCCGATTCCTGGCTTCCAGCCCGGAGATACCTTCATCGGCATAGATGTCTACCATCTCCCACTCCTCTTTACCGGCGATGTACTTGGAGTAGAAGTCTACCTGGGCGATGTAGGAGTTGACCTGATCTTCGGAGTCACTGCTCACTCTGGCGTAGGCCGCTACCCTCAGCTTTGCTTTTTCGGGGATTCTGGGGTCGATTACTGTGACCTGCGGAACTCTTGCTGTACTTATGTTTGTTTCCGTCATATCTTTTTTGACCTCCTTTCAGCAACACACACTACCACAGTCCTTCCGCAATAGCCATTACCAACACCAACGAAAAAGAAGTGGAAAAACTGGGCAATCAGCTATTCTCGCATAGAGCCTGTTCAGGCGAACAGCAGAGTGGGCCGGAGCTTGCGCTCCAGTTCAATGCGGGACTTCTCCGCCTCATCCACTGTCAGCAGGCCCTTTTCGGTGAGCTGCTCCAGCAGCTTCAGCGCTGAAAGAAACACAAGGTTATCTTGAAGTTCTGTCTTAGTCATAAAAGCACCCTCCTGTTATGGAGGGGCCGCCCACCGGAGCCGATGAACGGCCCCGATTGTATGTTTCTCTTTAAATGGCAGTATCCTGAGTGCGGGTAAAATCAGATGGTATTATACAGTGGGAGAAGTCCCACGCTGACTTCCAGCGCATGATCAAGCTTGCACATTTGGTCTTCTCCAAGAGAACCGACCTTACCTCTCAATCTGCTTTTATCAATGGTGCGAAGCTGCTCCAGCAGGATGATAGAGTCGCGGTAAAGACCTGGAACTGGAGCATCCAGGTTTACATGGGTAGGAAGTTTATGCTTACCTTTCCGGCTGGTGATCGCGGCGGCGATCACTGTGGGACTGTGCCGGTTGCCCACATTGTTCTGGAGAATGACCACAGGACGGATTCCGCCCTGCTCGGAGCCAAGGTGCGGCTCCAGATTGGCGTAGTAAATATCACCGCGCAGAAACTTTCGGTTGACTGGAATCATGTTCATCACCGCTTGCAGGGCAAATTATGGGTACGGCCAGCACCGTTGTAGATGGACAGGATCTGTTTCATGTGGCGGTCTGCCACATTGCCAGTGTCGTTTTGTGCCAACCGGGTGATGGTCTTGGGATGCACTGTGCGCAGCCGGAGAATCAGCCGTTCCCGGCTGTATTCGCCCTGATACAGAGCCAGAAAACGAGCCATGCCATGCAGGATGCCCGACAGGAAGGAATCAGAATCGCCGCCCCACGCATCTACGAGAACACTCAGCATTTCATGGTAAAGGGCTGTGCCGTAGCTCTTGTAGATGTAGTAAGCCGAGCGGATGCAGTAGATTTTCCACGGGGCACGAATCCCATCCAGTGCAAAGCGGACACCTGTGTCCTCCGTTACCGAAACAAAATCGCAGGCGTTTTCTTCGTGTGCCACCAGTTTGGCACGAAGCTGTTCACCAGCGGTCAGTTCGCTGGAAATGCCTGTCTGCACAGCAAACAGCAGAGCTTCATGCTCTTTAGAAAGGCCGTAGAAGACCTTGCAGCGAATCGGGAGGTCACGCCCACCGTTGCACGTTTTCCGTGCCTCAATGGTGTTCTGACCATCAAAGACAAAGTAGCGGCCATCCCGGTAGCTGACCTTCGGCTCATTGGCGATGTACTCCGAAAAGTTTGCTGCAATTTTTGCAACCTTGCCCATGCGGAGCAGCCGCTGATATTCGGCGCAGGGGTTCAGCAGAACGCTGTCAACGTACCGCACCTCGAAGGTGCACTCCGGCAGGCTGGAAAGGTTCTGGTTAGAAAGCATCATAGCGTTTTCTCCTTTATTTTCAGAAGATACTGTACGGCATCTTCGGTCAAGTCATGAATGATCTTGCGGCAGTCCGAATCTTCAAAAACATCCGGGTATTCTTTGAAAATGCTATTCCAGCGGCGAATGAAGTCCTCTTTCGCACCCTGCACTTCGCACATCATCAGGGAGCCGTTTGCAACGGCCCGTTCCTGATAGCGATTGTCGATGGATGCTTTCAGAGAAGTTTTTTCTTCGGCAGTAAGCTGGCGTTGATGCCCTTGGATGCTTTTGCTGATTTCAGAAAGCGTTTGTTTTGAAGAAGCGGTTTCGGCTTTTCGGGGCTGACGTTCCTGCTTTGGCTTCCGCAATTCTGCAAGAGCAGCAGGAATTTCTGCCTTTGGCGTTTTTGCCAAGGCGGTGATTTCTGCATCCGTTGCCTTGATGCGCCCGGTCAGGATTTCTTCTCTTGCACCGGGGACTGCATCTTCCGCAGCGTCTACGCCTTTGGCATACTTCTCTGCTCTCTTTACGGTAGCCGCCCCAACGCCGTTTTGTGCGGCAATGCGCTCACAGGTAGAGAGCTGCTTTGCCCTCAATGGATCATTTTGAACCATTGAGGTGAACCGTCCGTTCTCATCGTGTGCCCGCTCTTTGGAGCCGCCCCGTGCCAGCTTTTCGGATTCATACAGCTTGCCCATCAGAAACTTCTTCCGTTCCGGGTCGAGATTTCTGCGTCCGAGTTGGTTCTGGCAGATCCATGAGAGAGCTGCGTAGCGGTTAGCCAGTTTAATCTCCTGTATCTGGTAGACGATGAACGGATGCTTCCGCAGGATACGGTAGCGGGTATGTCCGTCCAGAATAAAGCCATTCCAGATGATAATGGGATTCAGCAGCCGCCCTTCGTGGAGAATGTTCTGCTCAAGCTGTTGTTCTTCTTCAAAATTCAGGGGCGGGATCTTGCCCTGAAACTCCGGGTCGATTTTAAGCGCATTCAGATTCATCATCGAAATGACCTCGCTTCACATACTGCCCAGCGTTCTTATCGGGCTGTACATAATAATCGAAACCATAGCGAATCTGGCAGTAGGTGCAGACATCCTTGATCTTCTGCTTAGGGTCTGCGCGCCGGACGCGAACGCCCTTTGCCCCCTGAAAGGAATCCAGACAAATCGGGCAGAGGGTAGTCAAGCTGGCTTCGTCTACGCAGTTGTTATAAAATCGACTCATATAGATTTCCTCCATATCGGTATTTTGATGGGAAATGTAAAACCACCAGCCGAGAAATCCTCAACTGGTGGTTTGAAAAATACTGTTTTTCTCCTATTTGTCCTCGACACCCCGGAGGTGGGAACTTTTCGGCGGCGGATTTGCACCGCTCCATTGGCATCTCAGCCACCCCGTCTGCTTTCTGACCGGGCCGCGAATTACGGAAGTATCATTGTCTGGAAGTGCCGAAAAGCTGCTTCTTCAATTTTCAAGGTACACGGTACAGTTTCGGGTTTGTCGTCCCCTGTTGGGGGGCTGCCCTTGCTGTGACCATAGTGTACTTGAAAACTGAAGTTCTCGTTAGGAACCAGTAGTTCCGGTTTTGCCATTTTCACCGGAACCAATCGTTCCGGTTTACAACAGTAAAGCGTTTGATCAAGCAGATTCGCCCAGCATTTCCAGCATAACAAGAATCCGCCGCTGCATTTCTTTCAGTTCTTTGCGGAGCATTTGCAGCTGATCTTGCAGTTCCTGCTCCCGCTGGGACGCAGACACACCTAAGACGATGTAGTCCAGCGAGGAGCCAAATCGCTCCCGCAGCTCCACAAAGAGGTCGACAGACGGAACTTTCTCACCCTTCTCCAGATTTCTCATGTAGCGGTCACTGATGTTCAGGTCGATGGCAAGCTGTTCTTGTGTCACTTCACGGTCTTTTCGGAGGTTTTGGATTCGTTCACCCGTTGCAGCAGGATCATAATACATTACTCCCTCCGTTTCTTCCGCCGGGAGTGGGCGGAGCTTCATCTCCCATGCCGGATACGGCCAGCACATGATTTTTCACCAACATGAAAATACGGTCGGCATCAGCACTATGATTTTTGGTGCGCTTTTTGACGTTGGAAACTTCCAGCAATCGAGACAGTCGGAAGTACCATGTGGTCATCTTGAACCACGGAAGCAAATAGGTCGATTTCATTATCAATAATCCTCCAGTTATTTTATCAAATGTGAACATTCGGACAAAAAGGATCGTGGTGGCCCACGACACCTTGCCCTTAAAAGCGCAAAAACGCCAGCCTCCCATTGAGGGAAGCTGGCGCAGTACAGCATATCGGCACGATTGTGGGTGGCAAAACGGAACGATTGTGCCTGTTTCGGAGCGGTCTGGTCTACGGCAGCAGACAGGCTTTTTTTGATGCGTTACCCCAATAAAAAATCACAGTTACCTCCACAAACGGCAACTGTGATTGGATAGCGCGTGAAATCGCCCGGACGAGTTACCGTTTTTTTATAACTCGACCGGGAAACGCAAAAATCGGCACTATACTTCCTACTCACAGGAAATACAAGGTTATACCGCGTCATTCACCAGAACGATACAATACTATTGAGGTGAACGATGATGCCGAATTCTGACTTGAAAGTACTTGGAGAAAAGGTTCGCAAGGAGCGCAAGCTGGCAGGTTTAACACAAGAACAACTTGCTGAACGCTGCCATGTTTCAACGAAGCATATCGCCAACATTGAAAAAGGCAGCATGAATCCATCTTACGAAATTCTTTTGGCGATTGCTCGTGTTTTGCCGGTTTCGCTTGATGCGCTGATCACTCCGGGGATGGGCAAAACGGAAATAGAGTTAAAAGAGTTCAATCGAATCTATCTTTCCTGTCCAGAAGCAGTGCGGGAAACCTTAATGGACTCGATCCGCACACTGGCAAAGCACCTGACAGAGTTTTACAGTAAAATTGAAAATCCCTGAAAATGTTTTGCTTGTGGTACAGTATAGCATATTTTTCAAAGTCACTATACCAAAACGAACCCAAAAGCAAACCAATTTTATACCAATTCAGTCGATTCCCAAGCTGACCTGAATCTCTGTTTCCAAATCATTTGCCAATGCCGTATATAGTTCTTGTGGTGTGCGGCAAAGAATTGCATTGAAATTGATAGGGTCGCCCTCATTGAAAAGCCTTACATATCCCCAGCGGCATGGAACAACGTCCAAATAGGTCGCAGACTCTAAAAAGCTATGGAAGTGGGTCAATACTTCTTCAAATGTTCGCATGGTTCGACCTCCTGAATTAAGCTATCTCTATTTTAGAATATTCTTGGTCATCTATGCAAGGATGCCGATTTTGTACAGCACAGAAAACGATAAAAGCCATACCGAAGAATCCTACTAGGATCTCACGGTATGGCTTTTATTACAGATTGCGATTCAATCGCACCGATTCCGATGATGGGACAAATTGATATCCAATGTTGGAAACCGTTTTAATATAACGGGGGTGATCTTTGTCATCCTCTATTTTCTGGCGGATTCGACCGATCGTGCTGGTGACGGCTCTCAAATAGCTTTCGCTGTCCTTATGCCAGACTGCTTCAAAGATCTGCTCCTTTGTAAACAGTTTGCCCGGATGCTGTGCCATCAAACTCAAAACACCGTATTCATAACGACTCATGTACACCTCTGTTCCGTGTTTGAAAACACGGTGGTGTTCCAAGTTGATTTCCAGATCGGGACGGCTCAGAGCGTCTGTAGGATTTCGCATCAAATCGAACCATTCAAAAATCATCTGCTCTTGCGGTGGGCAGTGATCCTTCGTGATGCGAACAACAACTTCAATTTTTTGCATACAATAGACAATCCTCCCCCAAAGCCAAATCTATATCACTCGATATGGAAAATCGGGTGTAGCTCGCATTTCCGCATTGACCGTGCACTACGATGTCGTGTGCTTTAGCCGCCGTCGTTTTTGGAATCCCGAAAGTTCAGAGCTGCCATCAGGCATCCAAACGCACCCGCCCAGAGAAGGCCGGTATAGAGCCATACGTGGAGAATGGCAAAAATCCCCCCGGCGATTACCGGGGTGAAGGCGGGAAGAGGCATCGCGCCGGTAAGAAAGTTGGAAAAAATATTTGCCGTCATAGTCGTACATACCTC